CGCTTGCGTCCTGAATTCAGGTCAACAATCCATTCAGGGATACGGCATCGCTGGCGGCAATCCTGTGTCAAAGATCACATTCGTTCCGGCGGACGGATGGTTCACGCCAAGCGAGGGCGATCAAATCACCTTCGATGGTGTTGAATACTCTGTTGATCAGGTCATTCCGAGAACGGCGGTGGATGACGCTGGAGTTTTGGTTGATTATGCCTACGCCTTGAAGGTCTCTGCGTGACCGGAGAAAGCCCGGTAGCATCGTCGCCGCTTGGCAGCGAGTCCAGCGATACCGCGCAAGAGCTTGGCTTCCGTCGCGTTATCCAAACAAGAGACCAAAGGGAGATAAACCGTCAGGAAAGCGGCGAGATTGACCTTGTTTTCCTGACGATATCGCATCCTGAGCTTGATGAGCCTATCCGGGTTGTTTGCGACCCAAAGAATTTCATTTACGGCGGCGTTGAATACACCGGCTTCATGTTTGAAATCGAACTGTTGTCGGACTCCGAGAGCGTTCCGCGCGCCAGGCTCACGGTGCAGAATGTTGACAAGACTATTGGCGAAACGATCAGGACTTTGACCAATCCGCCGAGGTTGCGGTTTGAGATTGTCCCGGCTTCGTATTTCAATCTGAAGGTTTCCCCGCGCGTCGAACTTGAGCCGCCGGTTGCCATCTATGTGGCCGATGAACTCTATCTGACGAACGTCGATGTTGATGCAATGTTCGTGACTGGCACAATCGAGTCATGGAATTATTCGCAAGAAACATGGCCGGGGATCAGGGCGACGCAAAACAGGTGTCCGGGTCTATTCGCATGAATTGGACAAATGACTACATCGGCATCCCGTTTGTTGACGGTGGTCGGACGTTTGATGGCTGCGATTGTTGGGGACTGGTGCGCCTCATATTCGAGAAGGAACTTGATATTACCTTGCCGCAATACGGCGAGATTTCATCAAGCGACATGATCAGAATATCGGAAAAGATGAAGGCGGGCAGGGATGATGCCGAAACATGGCTTCCGGTCCTTGGCGATGCAAAACAGTTCGACGTTGTGGTGATGGCTTGGACGGGGAGAAAATCGCCCGGACACGTCGGCGTTGCCGTTGACGCGCGGCGTTTGATTCATGTGGAAAAGGGCATAAACACATCAATGGTTCCGTTCTCTCACTACACCGTAAAGCATCGGGTTTTGTGCCTGCGGCGTCACAGGAACGTGGCCTGATGCAGGACGCGCAGCCCTTGAACGGGGTCAAGAGCGTTTGGCGCGAGCCGTTCAAGCTTGGCTCGCCGCATGTTGCTTACTGGCGAGAGGGAACAACGGTCGGTGAGATCGTAGCCACAATGCCCGGTCTTCCAAAAGGCTTTGGTGAACGCGGCGTTGTGATGGTCAACGGGATCGAGGTTCCGCGATCCGCGTGGCATGTTGTGAGACCAAAGCCAGACTTGCCGACGCGACCGGTTTCCGTGACGCTTCACTATCCGCTTCAGGGCGGGGAGCGGGGCGGGACAGGAAAGCAAATCATGGCGCTGGTCGCCGCAATTGCTTTGACTATCCTTACGGCGGGCATCGGCAGCGGCGCATTCTTTTCGGGCGCTAGTGCATATCTGGCCACCACGCTTGGTGTCACCGCAGCTACAGGGCAGTCAATTCTTGCTGGCGCGGTCGGCCTGATCGGCGCTCTTGCTCTTTCCGCATTGTCACGTCCGCCAGCCGTGAAGAACGGCAAGTCAGATGACGACACTGACAAGGAAGCGGCCAGCGCTGAAGGAAATGTCATCGAGCCGAACGGCGCGGTCCCGCGCGTTGTCGGAACGCGAAAGATTTACCCGCCTCTGGCCAGTGAACCGGTGACTGAACTTGTCGGCCAGGATGAGTTTGTTGAAGCCGTGTATATCCTGAACGGCCCGCACCAAATCAGCGATATCAGGATTGGCAACACGCCGATTGCAGATTCGGAAGACGTGACATTCGAGTATCGCGAAGGATGGGAATACGATTATCCCATTTCGACGGTTACGCGATATGGAAAGACAACCGCGCCGCAGATCGAGATGACGCGGCACAAGGTTGATCGAGACAACAATGCGGCTCTCGAAAAATCAGACGATCTGAGCGATGCGCTTCCGGTTTTTCATTCATTTGCAAGCCGCAAGGCTCCGGATGAGGTCTGGATACACATCACGCATCCAGAAGGGCTTTGGACGCAGGAAAACAAGGCGTGGCAGGTTTCCATCCCGTATCGGATCAGGTTCCGGCGGAAGGGAACAGCGACGTGGCATAACTGCCCTGAATTGCACTTTTCATCAAACCGGGTTGGCCAGATCAGGACCGGGATCATTTTCAAGTGGGCGACGCAGGCTAGCCCTGCGCAAGGCGTCGTAAGCCAGAATGGTTGGTATTACGCTCACAAGAACGTCGCCAATCAGGCGGCGGCTCCGTTTGATGGCGCTTGGGTTGCGCACAGTCACTTTTCTGCCGGATCAGGCGGCGATGCGCTTTATGCGGGTGCTGAAGCCGCGTCAAATATCAGAAACCTTGAATTTGGCCGCAAGTCTCTGGTTCGAGAAAAGAACGGCCTCGGAGATACCGGCGACAGGTCAAATCTTGCGATATTCTATCTCGATCCAGCCACCTTTGTTCCGGGCTTTTACGAATTCGAGATCAAGCGCGGGATTGCCTACTATCCGCGCGATTTCACGAAATCGAACTATCAGCACAAAGGGTCGGTCAAGAATTTCTTTGGCTACCAAGGCACTACGGAAGCGCCAATGGTTGCCGAATCTCCAGAGGGCGTTGCTGAGCGGGCGTATATCATTCGCGTTGCGTCAATCTGGAATAGCCACCCAACGCCGCTTCCGGGCTTTGCGACAATTGCGATCAGGGCAAAAAACCGTCGCATTGAAAAGCTTTCATGCCTTGCTTCTGGATATGTGCGCGATTGGGATGGCGTCGGCTGGAATACCTGGACAACCACAAGCAATCCGGCTCCGCATTTCAGGGATGTTTTGGCGGGAAAACTGAATCTTGATCCGCTCCCTCCTGCGCTTGTTGATGATGACACTCTTGTTGAATGGCGGCAGCGCTGCATAGATAGCGATTACACATGCGATGCCATTTTTGATGGCGCTCGCATTGACGACGTTCTGGACATTATAGCGGGATGTGGCTACGCGCGATCCTACCGGTGCGATGTTTGGGGCGTGGTTCAGGATTATGACCGGTCGGCAGAAAGCCCCGTGCAAAAATTCTCGCCTCGGAACACGCGCGGCTTTTCATTCCGAAAGGCTTTCGCAAGGCTTCCGGATGGACTTCGGGTCTCATACCGGACTGACGACACCGACTACGATACGGAGCAGATCAGCGTCTTTCTGCCCGGCAACGAAGCTGCGGACGACTCGCGAATGGAGCAAGTCTCCTATGAAGGCTTGATCACCGAAGAAAAGAACATTGATCGGGCGCGCTTCGATCTGAAGCAGGGAATATACAGATCGACGTTCTACAGCATGGAAGCGCCGGTCAATCACATTGTTTGCCGCCGTGGGTCTCTTGTCGGCGTCGTGCATGATGTGATTCAAAGGCAGACCGGATACGCTCGCGTTCGCCGCGTGATTGAAAACTCAGGCGTCGTTGAAGCCGTCGAACTTGATCAGCCCGTTGACGTGTATCGCGTCGGAAATATCGAGGAAGTCACCGAGATTTCAGACGTGCCAGAGTTGCTTGATCTTGGAACGGAAACCTCGATGGCCATTCAGGAAACCGATGGCGCGATCAGAATTCACCGGGTCGGCAATTCGACTGGCAAGGCGCAGATCATCTATTTTGCAGAGCCGCCAGAAGTCACGACCTGGGATGGCGGGCCATTTGACGGCGGAACCGTGAGGCACATCGCAAAAGGATGCCACGCCACATTTGGCCCGGCCGGACAAGAATATCGCAGGTTGATCGTCTCTGAGATCATACCCGGAAAAGACCTGACCGCGCGCATGACGCTGGTCGATGAAGCACCGGAGCTTTGGCAGTAATGGCAGCAACACGATTGACGCCTCTCTCTGGCACGGGCGCGAGTTTTGCCGCGTCTGTCCGCGAAGAAGTTCTTGGCCTTTGGGACAAGGCCGCTCTGCCCCTCACATCGGAAGCCGGGACGGCAAACGCAATCACGGCCAGCCTTGCGCCGGTCCTAAACGATGGCCTGAAGGACGGCATGACGTTCTGGCTAACGCCGTCGCTGACGAACACGGCAACGGCGGTCACGCTCTCGATCAATGGCGACACGCCGGTTGATCTGGTGGACTCTCAGGGCGATGCGCTTGCAGTTGGCGCTTTGCAGGCCGGTCTTACCCGGCAATGCCTTTATGTCGCCGCCGATAACAATTTTCGAGTCCTTGGCACGGCGGAATCGACAAAGGTTCTCGCCTATCAAGCTTTCACGGCTTCGGGCACTTGGACAAAGCCGACGGCCGCGCCCGCTGGCTCTTGGGTTCTCATTGAAGTGTGGGCCGGTGGCGCGGGCGGCTATACGAACGCGGGCGGCGGTGGCGGAGCTTATAACAGCCGGATCATGCAGTTGTCCGATCTATCCGGCAGCGTCGCCGTGACGGTTGGCGCTGGCGGTGTCGGCGGCGCGAGCGCGACAAGCGGCGGCAACTCATCATTTGGCGCTTATTGCCTTGCCTACGGCGGCGCAGCGGACGCCAATGGCGGCGGCGGCGGCGGTGCGATGTCGGCTGGCTCTGGCCAGACCGGCGGCGGGCCAGGCGGTGGATACGATTATCTCGCGACGGATTCCGCCACCAACACAGTGACAATCCCCTTCGCCCACAGCGCCGCTGGCGGCGGCAAGGGGCAGGGCGCAACCGTTGTCGGAGATTCCGACACAGGCGGCGGCGGTGGGGCGCTGTCCGGCAATGGCGGCAACTCCCGCTATGGCGGCGGGGGCGGTGCAGGCGGCAGCGGCACGGGTGGCGTTTCTCAATATGGCGGGAACGGCGGCGATGATGGCGCGGCTGGCGTAGCTCCCGGCGGCGGCGGCGGCAAGGGCGCGGCTGGCGCTCGCGGCGAAGTTCGCATTTGGGTTATCGGATAAGGAATCCAAACATGGTCCAGAAGGTTGAACCGCGCACCGAAGTTGTGACGGCGGGCGAAGACATTGATTGGGGGATCGAGGGCATCGAACTCACGACGGGCCTCACATGGTCCGCTTCGGCCAAAATCCGGAATGCGGAGAAGACCGTCGATTACACCCCGACGTGCGTTCTCACTGAGCGCGGCGGGACGCCCGGAACATGGGATTTGCGGCTGACGCTCGATGATGCAACGACGGCGCTTTTTGAGCAGCCAGCCAGACCGACCGAGGACAAATATCTCTATCTCGACGTTCTGTTTTCCGAGACCGGCGGCCGCAAGGTCATCTGGAATCAATACTTGCGTATCCGGGTCCGCTGGACCGCGATGAACGGGGACTGATCAATGGCTACGACATTTGTCAATTACAATCAGGTCCAGTCCCCAACGCCGCAATCCGCTACGTCTATTTCGCCGCCAGCAATTGCTGGCCTTGTGCAAGTGCCGTCGAACCAAGCCGCGATGGAAGCGCTCGCAGCTGAGGTCGCCGCCGACGCGGCCGCTGCTGCTGCTTCGGCGGCAGGCGCGCAGGCGGTCACTGGCCTCTCGGCTGTAGGCGCACAGACCCGCGCGATTGCTGCGCGCACGGGCGCGACGGCGGCTTTCATCTACGACACCCGGCTGGATTCGGACGGTGGCGCGTGGCGCTTCAAGATGGCGAACCGTTCATGGCACATGGAGTTGGGCCAGTGGCCGCAGCGGACGCTTTGGCTGGCGTTCGGCACATCCACAGCGAAGGTCATCTCGGTTCATAATCTCGATGACCCGAAGGCTCCGGTTTACATGCTGTTTTCGGGCGCTTCTGCGAATGGCATGCTGTCCTCTGGCGACACGACGATCAACGCCATTCATTGCAAGGATGGCCATATTGTTTTTGCGGGTTCGACAGGCGGCATCGTTTGGCTTGATTTGATCGAAGATCGCTGCCGCCGCGCAAATGGCGGATGGATCATCACTGGTGGGCTTTCCAACCGAAATAATACCAGCGCTGGCAATCGCATTCAGGCATCCCGCGTCGGCGCTCTGGCGAGCAACACGACCTATGATTGCGCGGTTATCACGCCGCCGGGCGCGCCGCCAAACCCGGCTCGGTGCGGGCTGCCTGATCCGGTGATTGTGGTGGCAACCATTAGCGGCACGTCCGCAATCATGCCAGACGGCGTGACTGTCAGGAATTCATCTTCAGCTTCATTGTCTTATGCAGTTGTAGAGTCTGGCGGAGTTATCTTTCAAGCGGTGACGTCTTCCATAAGCGCAGCCGTGACAACATTACGGTGTATGTCACAATCTAATGTATTCACTTCGTCCTTTAACAATTTTTCTGATTTATCGCTTACCAACGAGTCTTTTCTTCATTCTTTGCATGGAGTATTGCCATCAAAAATCGCCGCGCGTCCCGGCGGTCTGACGACGGTGAGGCATCAAGGCGCGGTGCATATTATCTACGACCGGTCTGTTCCGGCGCGCTCGCTTTTGTGTCGCCAGCAATCGAACGTCATGACCGGCTTTATGTGCGGAGCCTCGACATTCGCATTGCAAGCGACAAGCGCCTACACGGGCGCGGCGGCCGCCGGATCAAACCTGATCACGAACGGGGATTTCACAACCGATCTCACCGGCTGGACAGTGAACGTCGCAGGATCAGGCACGGTGACGCAATCGGCGGGCGTGATGCAGTTGGTCCGGGTGGGTGGTCAGGCGTGCAGAGCCTTCC